TTATTTCTGGTGGTGCATTTGTAGGACTTGTTAAAGGTGCAATAGATAGTGCAGATAGTTTTGGTAAATTATCAGATCAGACAGGCATAGCTGCTAATACATTACAGGCATATGTAAACGCTGGAAAATTGGCAGGTGTTAGTCAAGAAACTATAGATAAGGGGTTAAGAAGATTAGCACAATCTATGAGGGAGGCAGATCAGGGTGTTGCTACATATTCAGATAGTTTTGATGCTTTAGGAATATCTGTAAGAACTGTTGACGGTACATTCAAAACAAATGAACAGGTATTAGGAGAAGTAGCAGATAGATTTTCACAAATGGAAAATGGTGCAACAAAAGCTGCTATTGCAATGGAAATATTCGGTAGATCAGGGGCAAGTTTAATAAATCTTTTAAATGGAGGTGCAGCATCATTAACAGAATTTAATTATGCAGTATCAGATGAATTTGCACAAAATGCTGAATTTTTTAATGACCAGATAGCAGTATTGGCGATTAGATTTGATGGATTTAGGAAACAGCTTACAGATGCATTACTACCTGCATTAAATACTATTGTTGGTGTATTTAGTGAATTATTTAGTGCAGAAAATGATTTTAGTGGCTTTTTTAAGGCTATAGAAATAGGAATAAGAGGTATAGCTATTGGTATATTTGCAACTGTAAAATTAGTAGATGAAGTTATAAGAGTTATAGGTGTAGCAGCAAAACGTGTACAGGCGTTTTTTGACAATATAAAAATACCACCTTTCATACAAAAATTATTAGGCGGTGCAGGTAATATTGCTAAAGATTTAGGTAATAGATTTGTAACACAGCAGAAAAGTAATTTAACATCATTACTAGGAGAAGATTTTACAAAAGGTTTTTCAGAAAGATTTACTGAAAGTTTTAATAAAATACAAGAATTATTTACTGGAACAACAAACGCACCTGCTAGTTATTTTCAAGATATAAAAGATAGTGCTGATGGTGCAGGTAATGCTATAGAAAAATCTTTTGGTCAAACTATGAGAGATAAGTTAAGAAGTTTTGGTGACAGCATAAAAACCCTTAATGAATCAATGGCAGATGTTGTTGTAAAAGGCATTAAAGGTATGGAGGATGCATTAGTAAATTTTGTAACTACAGGTAAGTTAAATTTTAGAAATTTAGCAAATTCAATGATTGCAGATATGGCACGTATTGCAATACAGCAAACTATAACCAAACCTTTTACTAATTTTATAACTGGTCTATTTGGAAATGCAAATGGTAATGCTTTTGTTGATGGTAAGGTACAGAAATATGCGTATGGCGGTGTTGTAAATAAGCCTACTATTTTTCCTATGGCTAATGGTATTGGCCTTATGGGTGAGGCAGGTGCAGAGGCTATATTACCTTTACGTAGAGGTAGTAATGGAAAATTAGGCGTACAATCAACAGGCGGTGGTATTGGTAATATTGTTGTTAATGTAGATGCTTCTGGTAGTTCTGTACAAGGTGATGAACAAGGTGGTAGAGAATTTGGTAGAGCTATTGCTGCTGCAATACAATCAGAACTAATTAAACAAAAAAGACCAGGAGGATTATTAGCATAATGGCAACATTTCCATCTATAGAAGCTAGTTATGGCGTTACAAAAAAATCAGCACCCAATACTAGAGTTATAAGATTTGCTGACGGATATGAACATAGAATACAGTTAGGCCTTAGTGAACATCAAAATGGTAAGGAATATAGTCTTGCATGGAATAATATTACAGAAACAGATAGCGATACTATAGAAACATTTTTAGATGACAGGGCAGAAGATAGGGCTAGTTTTGATTACACACCACCAGGCGAAAGCACATCTTATAAATTTGTATGTGATTCATGGTCAAAAAAAATAGATTTACCTAACAGGGCTACTATTACAGCTACTTTTAGAGAGGTGTTTGAACCATGAGTACAGCACCTATTATTACAGACTTACAAAGTCTTAATCCATCTGCTGTAATTGAATTATTTGAACTGACAACTGACGCTACATTACATGGTTCTACACAAACTTATAGATTTCATGCAGGTAGTAATTTAAATTTAAATGGTGAAGTAGTTTTTGCTGGTAATTCATATTTACGTTTTCCTGTAGAGGCAAGTGGTTTTGCATATCAACGTGGTCAGATACCCAGACCTACAATTAGTATTAGTAACGCATTAGGCACAATTACAGCAATACTTTTAAATGTAAATACAGTAACTACAGGTAATGATCTTACAGGTGCAACTGTAAAACGTATAAGAACAACTGCTAAATACATTGATGCTGTTAATTTTCCAGTAACCACTACATCTTCTACAACTACAACAACAATAGCTGATCCAGCAGATGCAGAAAGTGTTACTTATACAGTTACAGTTGTACAAGATAGCGGTGGTAATAATGTTTTTGCAATAAATGGGGTACAAAAACCAGTAATTACAATGAAGCGTGGTAGCACATATACATTTAATCAATCACATAGTAGTAATGTAGGACATCCTCTAAGAATTAAATCTGATGCAGGTGGACAACAGACAACAACAAATACTGGAACATTAGGAACTGATGCTACTGTTGTATACCAACCTGCATACCCTTCTGCACCTAGTGACCTTAGATATTACTGCACATCACATGGTAACAATATGGGTAATACAATAACAATGAACAATCCTAATACAACAACACAAACAACTACAACAACATCTTCACAGCAAGTAAATCCATTAGGTACACCAGATCCTACAGCAAAAGAAGAAATAACATATACTATTGCAAGAAAATCAGCAGAAAACAGAAACGTGGTTACATTTGAACTTGCTGCATCATTCGATTTAGCAGGTGTAAGGATTGGTAGACAATGTACAAGGGCATTATTTCCTAGTATTGGTACATTTATTTAATGACTTGGAAACAAGAGGCATTAGCCCATGCAAAAATAGAAGATCCAAAAGAAAGCTGTGGACTTTTAGTAAATATAAAAGGCAAAGAAAAATATTTTCCATGTAGAAATTTATCTTTAACAGGACATCAATGTTTTATTTTAGATCCAGAAGATTATATAGCTTGTGATAATTTAGGGGTTATAACAGCAGTTGTACATAGTCATCCTGTAACACCACCATCACCTAGTAATGCAGATAGGGTAGCGTGTGAACAAAGTAAATTAAAATGGCATATAGTCAATCCAAAAACAGAAACATGGGGTTACTGTGAACCGACAGGATATAAAGCACCATTGATAGGTAGACAATGGGTCTGGGGTGTTACTGATTGTTGGGCTTTAGTTAGAGATTGGTATAAGGAAAATAAAGGTATAGAGTTAAGAGATTGGCAGCGACCTACAACACCAGAAGAATTTATAGAAGATCCTATGTTTGAAAGATGTGCAGCAGATACAGGTTTTATAGAACTTGAACCAGAAGATAAATTACAAAATGGAGATTTATTATTCATGTCAATAATGGCTAATGGTTTAAATCATGTAGCTCTTTTTATAGATGGTGATGTATTGCATCATTTAGCAGATAGACTAAGTACAAGAGAACCTTATAGTCAATGGTTGTTAAAATGTACAGGAAAGAGGTACAGGTATGCTAACTAAACTAAAATTATATGGTGATTTAGCTAATTTTATAGGTCATAAACAGTTTGAAGTAAAAGTGCATTCTGTAGCACAGGCTGTTAGTTTTTTAATTAATAATTTTCCTGATGCAGAAGCATATATGGCATACAGAGAATATAAGGTACTTGTAAATAAATATGAGATAGACGAAACAGAAGTAACACACCCTATAGGACAACAGGATATAAGTTTTGTACCTGTTATAAGTGGTGCAGGTGGTGTAGGTAAAGTTATTGGTGGTGCAGCATTAATAGGTTTAACTGTTGCTACAGGTGGATTTGGTGGTGCAGCAATAGGTACTTTTGGATTAGGTGCAGGTTCTATAGGTCTTGGTAAAATTGCTGTTGGTATTGGTGCAAGTATGGTGTTAGGTGGTGTTAGTGAAATGTTATTTCCTGTACCAAAACCTAAAGATATAAGTAACCCATCTGACCCTAGAATATCTTTTGGTTTTAACGGAATACAACAATCAAGTAGGGCAGGTACAACACATCCTATTGTTTATGGTGAAATATTTACTGGTAGTGTTGTAATAAGTGCAGGTGTTGATACTGAACAGGTGAGAGCATGACAAAACCTAAAATTATAAAAGGTGCAGGTGGTAGACCATCACCACCACAGCCACCACAGCCAACTAGAACACCTGATACTTTACATAGTAAACAGTTTGCATCTTTTCTAGATTTAGTATCAGAAGGTGAGATAGAAGGTTTTGCTACTGCATCAAAAGAAGGTCTTACAAAAGGTACTACTGCATATAACAATGCTGCATTAAAAGATGTTTTTCTAAATGATACTGCTGTTTTACAATCTAGTGCATCTTCATCTAGTCCTAATAGTACAGATTTTAATTTTCAAGATGTAGCCTTTACACCTAGATTTGGTACAAACAATCAAACACATATACCTGGAATTGAGAGTTCAGAATCTACAACTGATGTAGGTGTTGTAGTAACTAAAGCAACACCTGTTACAAGAAGTATCACTAATACAGATGTTGATGCAGTTAAGGTTGGAATTACATTTCCACAGATACAAGAGGCTACAGATAAAGGTGATTTATTAGGTTCAACTGTTGAACTATCTATAGCGGTTCAATATAATAGCGGTGGCTTCACAACAGTTATTACAGATACAATAACAGGTAGAACTGCTGATGCGTACCAAAAGGATTACAGAATAAATCTTACAGGTGCTTTTCCTGTTGATATAAGAGTATCTAGAGTTACTGCTGACAGTACATCTACATCATTAATAAACGCATTTCAATGGACAAGTTTTGCTGAAATAATAGATGATAAACAGACATATCCAGATAGTGCTTATTTATCTTTACGTTTAGATTCTCAACAGTTTAGTTCTATTCCAACAAGAAAATATAGGATACGTGGTATAAAAGTAAGAATACCAGGTGCAGGTGCTAATGGGTCAGGTACACCTACTGTAGATTTACAGACAGGCAGAATAATATATCCAACTGGTTATATATTTAATGGTGTTATGGGTGCTGCTGTTTGGTGTTCATGCCCTGCAATGGTGCTACTAGATTTACTTTTAGATACACGTTATGGGTTAGGAAATCATATAACAGAAAGTACACTTGATTTATTTTCTTTTGTTACTGCATCAAAATTTGCAAATACGCTTGTAGATGATGGTTTAGGTGGTCAGGAGGCTAGATTTTCATGCAATGTGAATATACAAAGTGCAGCAGAGGCATTTGATCTAATTAATGAATTATCTGGTGTAATGCGTTGTATGCCGATATGGTCAGCAGGTTCAATGATAATTACACAGGATAAACCAACAGATGCTAGTTATTTATTTAACCTATCAAATGTATCAGAAGAGGGTTTTAGTTATACAGGTAGTGATCTAAAACAAAGACACAGCGTAGTAAGTGTTTCCTACTTTAACATGGATACACAGGAAATAGATTTTGAAGTTGTAGAAGATACGTCTGCTGTTAATAAGATAGGAGTTAATTTAAAACAAGTATCTGCATTTGCGTGTACGTCAAGGGGTCAGGCTGCAAGATTAGGCAGGGCAATTTTATTTGCAGAACAAAATGAAAGCGAGGTTATAACATTTACAACCTCTATAGATAGCGGTGTAATACTAAGACCTGGTGCAGTAATAGAAATAAATGATCCTGTAAGGGCAGGTGTACGTAGAGGTGGAAGAGTAAATGCAGCTACAACAACAACAATAACTGTAGATGATACTGCTAATACTGATTTACCAACTACAAATAATCCGACAATCAGTGTAATAATGCCTGATGGCACAGTAGAAACCAAGAATGTAACAGGTATATCTGGTGCTGTAGTTAATGTAGATAGTGCATTTAGTACAACACCTAATGTTAATACAATCTGGTTAATACAAGATACAACAGTAGTTGCACAAAAATTTAGAGTTATATCAGTAGAAGAACAGGACTCAGTAAACTACAACATCAGTGCTTTATCGTATGTACCTGAGAAATATGCCTTTATAGAAGATGGAACTGCATTACCTACTAGAACAGTATCTATATTAAATCAGCCTGTAGATCCACCTAATAACTTATTAGTAGATGAAAAAATTGTAGTTATAAACAACCAGGCTGTAGCAAAGTTAATTATTAGCTGGCAACCAATAGTAGGTGTTACACAATATCAGGTTAACTACAGGTTTAACAATGGTAACTACACATCACAGACAGTAAGCAGACCTGACTACGAAATATTTAATACTGAAAAAGGTGTATATGAGATACAGGTATTTGCATATAATTCAGCGTTAGAAATTAGTGCAACATCTACTGATATAACATTTAATGCTGTTGGTAAAACTGCTATACCTAGTAATGTACAGAATTTGACAGCAGAACCTTTATCAGAAAAGGTAATTAGATTAAGGTGGGATTTATCAACAGATGTAGATGTTATACATGGTGGAAGGGTTTATGTAAGACATTCTACAAAAACAGATGGTAGTGCTACCTTTTCTAATTCAGTAGACCTTATAGAAGCATTAGCTGGTAATACCACAGAAGCTATTGTACCTAGATTAGAGGGTGAATATTTACTTAGGTTTGCTGATGATTCTGGTAATTTAAGTGCAAGTTCCACTTCTATAATTTTAGATTTACCAGATACACAAGGGTCTTTATTAGCACAGACAAGAAGAGAAGATACAGATAGTCCTAAATTTCAAGGTACAAAAACTAACGTAGCATTTGATGCAACTACAAATAGTCTTAATCTTGTAGGTGGCGGTAATTTTGATGACATCACAGACTTTGATGCTGTAACTTCATTAGATGATTTTGGTGGAATAGTACCATTAGGTACATATGATTTTGCAACTACATTAGATTTAGGTGGTGTATTTTCTGTTGACCTGCAAAGGCATTTTCTAACAGAAGGTTTCTTACCTAGTAATTTATTAGATGCAAGAGGTTTGATAGATGATTATACAGACTTTGACGGCACAGAAGCTACTAAAGTTAATGCAGAACTACTTGTAAGAACAACACAAACAGATCCATCTGGCTCACCTACTTATACTGCATTTCAAACTTTTGCTAATGGTACATATAAGGCAAGAGGATTACAATTTAGAGCTAAATTAACAAGTAGTGACCCTGCACAGGATATTAAGGTAAGTCAACTAGGTTATACAGCAACATTTCAAAGAAGAACAGAACAAAGTGCTACAGCAATAAGTAGTGGTGCAGGTGCAAAAACTATTACATTTGATAAGGCATTTTTTACAGGCACTTCTGCTTTAAATGGTGTAAACAGCAGCCTACCTTCTATTGGTATTACTGCACAGAATATGGCTAGTGGAGATTATTTTGAAATTACAAGTGTATCTGGAACTGGTTTTACTGTGCATTTCAAAAACTCATCAAATGCAAGTATTAGTAGAAATTTTAACTATAGTGCGGTAGGATTTGGTAAAGGTGCTTAAAATTAAAGTAAAGTAATTTAGTTATGTCACAAGTTACAGACTATACAATAGCTAATGATACAGGAGCAAATGTAAGAAGTGATATAAATGCTGTTTTAGGTGCAATACAAACCTTAAATAGTGGCAGTAGTGACCCTAGTGCTAATGTAGCTTTTCAATTATCTGTTAATACAACTTCTAACCTTTTAAAAATTAGAAATGCAGCAAATAATGGCTATATAGAAATTGGTAATGTAACACAAGCAAATTTAGGTTTAGCACCATTAGCGGGTGCAACATTTACTGGAAAAGTAACACATAATTATACATCTAGCCTAACTATTCCATCTGGTACAACTGCACAACGTGATGGTAGCCCTGCTGTTGGTATGTTTAGGCATAACAGCACCTTAAACCAATTTGAAGGCTATAACAATGGTGCATGGGGTGCGATAGGTGGCGGTGCAGGTGCTACTGGTGGCGGTACTGATGAAGTATTTTTTGAATCAGATCAAACTGCTACAACTTCTTACACTTTATCTTCTGGAAAGAACGCACATACAGTAAGTCCTACAATTAACTCAGGTGTTACTATTACTGTGCCATCTGGTGCAATCCTTGTTATTCTTTAATTATGGCATTAAACATTAACGGCACTACTGGTATTTCTGGGGTTGATGGAAGCGTATCTGCACCTGCTTTAACTGGAACGGATAGTAATACTGGTATAACATTTCCTTCTGCTGACACTATCAAGTTTTCAACTGGTGGTGTTGAAAGAATGTCTATTACAAATAGCGGTGTTACTGGTGCTGGAGGAAAATTTGCTAGTTATGCAGTAATTTGTGACCAAAAAGCACAAGGAACAGGTGGTGGAACGTGTACCGCAGGTGCTTGGAGGACAAGAGATTTAAACACAGAAATAGCTGATGCTGATGGTATTGTTAGTATTTCTAATAATCAATTTACTTTACAAGCTGGAACCTATCTTGTTAAAGCTTCTGCTCCTGGTAGAAAAATAACAACCAACCAAACAGCACTTTATAACGTAACTGATAGTTCATATACTCAGTATGGAACTCTTGAGATAGCACATGTAAGTTATATTGGTGGAAGTAGATCATTTATTTCAGCAAGATTTACTATATCTAGTGCAAAAGCATTTGAAATAAGACATTTTTCTTCACATACTGCGGCTACTACTGGTTTTGGAACAGCTTTTGGCTCTTCAGATGCTACTACTGCTGGCGGTGTTGCTATATTTACAATCGTAGAAATTTTTAAGGAGTCTTAATCATGGCAATTAATTCAGACACAGATATTAATTTGGCTTTATTACAGCTAGGAAAAAATGCTAATCGTTACAGGTTAGATCAAAATGTAACACCACATAAAATTATTGAATGGGACTCTGCAAATAAAGATTCACAACCAACAGATGATGAGCTTAATGCAGCTTATACTGCATGGAAAAATGCAAATGAATATAAAGAAAAAAGAGAAGAAGCCTATCCAGGTTGGCAATCACAAATGGATATGCAATATTGGGATAGCGTTAATGGTACAACGACATGGAAAGATGCTATAGCTAAAATAAAATCAGACAACCCAAAACCTAGTTAACCATGACAGCAAAGATTAAACTAAACGCAGCATCAGGTGGTGGGTCAGTAAGTATTCAAGCACCTTCATCATCTAGTAATAACAGGGTTATATCTTTACCAGATATTGCAGATGGAACGCTTTTAACAAGTCAAAGTTCTATATCTGGCACAATAACAATGGCAGATAGTTGGAAAATGTCATCGTCTGTTAATTATAATACTGGAGATTATTTAACCAGTAGTTGGGTAAGACATACAGGAACTATTGGTGGTAATGTTGGTAGTGCTATGACAGAAAGTTCTGGTGTTTTTACTTTTCCAACTACAGGACTATATCATGTAGAGCTAAATATAGGATTTTATCATAATAGTTCAGTATCATATTTAGGTTGTTCATGGAAACTTTCAACAGATGGTGGAAGTAGTTATAGTCAAATAACATCAGGTTATGTAGGTGGTAGTTCAGGTGCAGCTTATGACAGGTTAAGAATAGATGAATTTTTTGATGTAACTAACGCATCAAATTTTAAAATGAAATTTGAAATTATAGTTCCTTCACAAACTACTGTTCAAGGAGGAGATGGCAGAACTACTTTTAAAGTTATTAAATACGGAGAAACATAATGAGATTCGATGGAAGAGCAGATCACATAGAAGATTATCTTATTACAGTAAAAACTGGTGGTTGGTTTGGCTGGACTGATTATACAAATAAAGTATATGCAAATCTAATTGTTACAGATGGTAGTACTAAACCTACAGAAAAAGAATGTACAGATGGACTTGCTGCATTGCAAGCAGCTTGGGATTTAGAAAATGATAGCTATAGATCAAAAAGAAGAGAATCTTATAATAGTTTGGCAGATCAACTTGATATGTTGTATGCAGATATGCTTGCAGGTAAACTAGATACAACTGGAACGTGGGCAACCCACATCAAAGCGGTTAAAGACGCTAACCCAAAACCTAGTTAATTATGTCAGAGATCAAGGTAAATTCGATAAAAGGGGTGGCAGCAAGCTCGGCTGCTTTAACTATTCATAATACAGATGGTTCTGTCACTATCCCGACCCCAGATATTCCTGATAAAGCTAATTACAATCTTTTAATTAATGGTCAATTTGATATTTGGCAAAGGGGAACTGATAGCGGTTCAAATACAGATAATGGAATTTTGGCTTGTGATCGTTGGGTATTAAATTCTTCGGGTGCTACTAAACAAGTCACAAGACAATCTTTTGCTGCTGGCCAAACTGACGTACCAAGTAACCCGCAGTACTATTTAAGATATGCAGTTACAACTGGAAATAATAATTGTGGTATAGCACAACGCATAGAAGATGTTAGGAGAGTACAAGGTGCTGTAACTTTAAGTTTTTGGGCGAAAGGAACAAACCCTGCTGGCGGGCATTTTAGTATTATTCACAGACAAGATTTTGGAACTGGCGGAAGTCCATCAAATGTTGTTGATACAGGAATTGGAGATTGGACAGTAACTTCAAGTTGGACTAAATATACATTTACTTTTACACCCGCAAGTATATCTGGAAAAACTATAGGAACAAATAATAATAGCTATTTTCAATGTGAACTATTTAGACAACCAGCAGATGATACAGGAACAGCAGCTTACACAGTAGATATTG